GCTGTCGCGGTGACGGCACTTGCCACGAACGAGGACTAGTGGGCCATGCACGATCTCTTCAGATCGTGGGTCAACGACGAACTGCTCGCTCAGCGTGATCGAGGCAATATACTGTATGCCAAGGCTCGCTGGGCAGTTGGTACCGTCCGCGTTGTTCTCGTAGTCACCAACAGCGGTGACGGTGGTGGTGTCAGCGGAGTAGTCCACTGCCACGGTGTTGACCGGCACCCGTGTGCCCGCCATTTTCTCGGTCGCCGTGTCCCAGGTCGGGGACAGCACGATCTCATCAATATCAGACTCAAGGTACGGGAGCGTCCATGTCGTTAGGCCGGTGCCTACGGCGTAGGTGCCTTGCACGTTGTCGGTGCGGCGGTCCAGACGTACCGCGTACCCAAGAGTCTGTGACGGGGTTCCGTTCACGGTCTGTGCTTCCTCGCCCAGCGCCATCTTCTCAAGGAAGAGGGTGTCGGCAGCGCTGGCCTGCTCGTCACTTCGCCAGACCAGCATGTACAGGAAGTTGTCGTATACATGGACGGACTCGATCTCCTCCACTGAGGGGAAGGTCCAGCGGTACCATGCGTTCATCAGCTTCTTGGCCTGCTTGTAGGCCGACTTGTTGACGTAGACAGAGTTAGTGTCTGCGCGGGTCAGCACAAAGATTTGGTCATGTGCCGGTGCGACAGCCAGAAGGTGCGACTCGGCAGGTATGTAGCTGTGGACCCGTTGCGTTGCGTCCACTGCCACGTTGGTAACTTGGTCCGGGTAGTAGTCGTACTCCCAGAGGATATTTGCGTAGTCGCGCTCACCCATGAAGTACAACTGCGCACCGGCAGATACCGGCCTGATGTACTCACTGGTGGACACGAACGTAGAGTCAAAGAACTGTGTGGACTGGGGAGTGAGCGGGCCGTTAGCCCTCAGCTCCACCTGTCGTGCGCCATCGGTCAGGATAATCAGGGACTCCCTGAATGCGTGACCCCAGATGGCGTTGCTGATGCGGTTGCCCTGTAGCTGCTTGCGGATCGGGTCTGCGTCGGTCTCCAGTGCAACGCTCTTGATCCAGAGGTTGTAGAGATCACCGGCGCGGGACGATATGACCGTCTCTCCAGACAGGAACCAGAAGTGGTCCTGATGGAAGTGCATATCGCTGATGGGATTGCCTGCAAAGGGCGGTGCGGGGTTGGTGGTGCTGTCACCCGATGAGCGATAGGTCCATTCCACTCGCTCAATCGTGTACTTCGTCCCGTTCCACGACAGCTTCCACGGCATGGTGGCGGCGTCGAGGTGGGAGTTAGCTGGCTCCGTTGGGAGGCGTTGGTACCACGGCGGCTGCTCAATAGAGACAGCCCAGTAGAAGCCCTGTTGCAGCCCCACGTCGTCATCCCTCGCGTGCCAGATCCTGATGCTGTCTATGGTACCCCCGGTAATGAGGGTAGCCAGCGCCGGGAAGCTGCCAGCGGAGGTGGGCGGGTGGTTGAAGTTCGACCACGATCCCACGTTGCGGGAGTGGCTGCGATTGCGGACATTCTTGCCGCTGCCCGTGTAGGTGATCTTCGCGCCAGTCATGGCGGTGTCCACCTCACGGTTCAGGATGAAGATAGCGTCTTCCACCGTCTGGTGCGAGTACCGCTTGCGGGCGGCAGCGCTGCCAGTGGTGATATAGGTGCGTGCAGTGGCGTTGTCGGCATGGGCCAGGACTTGCACCCCGGTACCCAGCGCGTCACCGTCCACGGTGATCCTGTCGCCAGTCAGCACGTCGTATGCGGAGATGAGGTCAGCGTCAGCCGCCGCCTCGTCGATGATAATGCAGTGTCGTTCCGTAGCTGAGCGGTCCACCCAGATGACGTACATCTCTGTACCCACAAAGGTGGTGTTCAGCCACTCGCCTGCGCCTTCGCCACCGACGACGATGGTTCCGGCTCGCTTGTCAGCCCCTCGGACTATGTTCAGGTCGCAGTTCTCCATCGCCTCCACCTCTATAGGGGCGCGTTGGTTCTGAGACACTAGGCTTACGCCGCCGAAGAAGTTGGGGACTTTGGTTTTAGCTTCCATCTTGGTCCTTACCAGCTAGGAATTGTATCGTTGAAGGGCCACGCTCGCGGGGTGTAGCGTGCGGTCGCGCGGGGGCCCTGTGCCTTACCGTGCTGGAACTGGTTGTTGCCCTTGACCCGCATCTCGTACTGGCGGGCGACGGCACGGCTGCGCATGGCGCGCTCTTGAAGCGCACGGTCCATGGAGCGGCTGCCGAGGACACCCTGCTGGTACTCTACCGCCGCTTGGTCAGCTATGCTGAACTGGTGGTGGACCGGCAGGTTCTCGAATGACTCCTCGACGGTGATGCGGAGGAAGATCGTTGAGTCGTTATCGAACTCGTCGTTCTCGACGCCATCACGCGCCTTGGTGTCAGTCAGGTACAGTACGCCATCGTCCCACTTCATAGCGAAGAGGCGGCTGGCGTTCTGTGCGTTGCCCTGCACCTGAAGGGTGTTGGTGGGCAGGATTACTCGGTTGGAATTGTTGTCGTCTGGTGTGTACTCCTCGGAGGTAGTATTGCACATCAGTCCCATTAGTTGCTCGCGTTGGCTCACCTCGTCCAAGATTTGCTCGGCCATGAGGCTGTCGTTCTCGGTAGATGACCCAAGCACGGCAATCGGGTGTTCCTTCGCAGCGCGAAGAACCCGGTTTACGCCGTCTAGCTTGGACATGTTCATTTAGGTGATTTCCAGTCCGAAGACGGTGAAGGTCACGCGGTCGGTAGTGGCTGCCTCAACTGCGAGGTTGCCATCGACGTCATCCATCGGCCAGTAGACGTTCAGGATGATCGTCTCGTTGGCTGCGATGGCCACGTCCTTGAAGAGACAGGTCTCTTCTGACTCAACGCCGCCGTTGTCGTCGAGGTAGATGCTGAATGAGTCAGCGTTGCCGCTGTTCTCGCACACCACAATGCTCTTGATGATGCCGATGGTGCTGGCGGCGGGGCTGTAGATTGATTCCGCAGTGCCGCCAACGGCGTTGCGAACCTGTCCCAGTTGTTTCTCAGAAATGGTTGCCATGATAGTCCTTAGAGTGCCATGCGACGGGCCCATTCGAGGCCGTCATGGTCGCTGTCGCCACCTGTGGCAGCAGCCGGAATGTGAGTGATGCCCACGCCGGGCTCACTGAATTGACGTACCTTCTGGTAGTCAACAAGTAGTTCGTATGCGGAGAGATCCAGATCCGCCTCATGTACCACCGTATCAGGGTAGTGCAGGACGGCGTGCTGTGCCTCACTAAACTGGCGTACCTTCTGGTAGTCAGCCAGTAGCTCGTAGGGTGCGAGGTCTGCGTCCAGCACCGTAGTGTCTGGATAGTGTATGATCCCATTCTGTGCCTCGCTGACACGTCGGGTAGGGTCACTGGGGTTGAATCGTTGGATACCAGCACCAGCCAACTCCGTTGCGGTGGACTGTGTGATGGTAGTGTAGGTCACATCGCTACTATCCCCCAACTTACGCATTTGGGCCATGATTAGCTTCTTGACCCGTGCTTCAGATAGTTGGTCGTTGATCTCTCTTGATCGTTTGGGCATAGTACCTCCATAAAAACCCCGACACGGTATTTAGCCGAGTCGGGGCGAGTGAGAGAGGAGAGTCAAAGTCTACTCGTCAGGCGTCCCCGGCGAGTAGGTTAGGTTTACATGATGCGCGTGATCTGGACAGCATGAGAGCTGGCAGCAATCGCGTCAATCAGGTACAGGTTACCAGCCACCAGTGTGGCGGGAATCGTCCATGCCGCAGCATGGGTCACCATCGTCGCCGTAGCAACGACGACGTTCAATTCACTGTCAGCGTTAGCGCCGTTGAGCGCGAGCGCGGGCTCACACACAATGATGCCAGCGTTGTGACCGATGAGGACCGGACCAACCACCTCTTCAGAGACAGCAGTGAACACTGCAGCGGATGTCTCTTCGATGCGGAACTGGAGGTACTCCTGAACGCCGAGGCCGTCAGCCGAAGCCGACGCCTTGTCCTGCCAAGCGACGTGGTACTGGCCGATGGACCTCTGGTCCACCTTGCCGAGGTCAACGATGCCGCCGACTGCCTGACCAACAGACACGTCAGTGCCCGTGGGAGTCGTATCGACGTCGAGGCTCTCGCCTACGTTGACAAGGCCCTGCCACTTAGCGCCGGGCCCGCCCATGATTACTGATGCGGAGCCGTTTCCGACGCCGCCACCGGGACGCTCGGTCGCGCCACGGTTGGGGAGAGCGACCTTGTTGGTCGCCTGCTTTCCGTATGCCATTATGGCCTTCCTTACGCCGTGCGGCGAATCTTATAGACCTGGGTTGACCCAGTACGGTTTACGATCCAAAGCTCGTTGTCTACAACAACGATGCCCGTGCTATCTATCGCGTCAACGAGGTCGGCCCTGACCGGGCTGTTCCTCATAACGATGTTGAACGTGAAGCTAGCTCCACCTTCGTTCTGGAGGTACACGATGTGGTCGGAGTGCTCGCGCAGACCGACATCGCCATCGCTACCGTCATCATCCCAGGTGATGGTGCTATCTGCGTAGTTGACAATCGGTGCCGCTACGCCGCCAAGCATCTGCCAGTCGGAACGAGCCGTCTGGAGCGGGATATCCAGTTCAACCTGGCCATCCCAGAGATCCGAGCAGAGACCGAGGGACGCGCCCGCGAGCGGGAACGTGCCCTGAGCGCCGTCAGCCAACAGGATGTTGGAGACGCGCTTTGCGAAGTCTACCTGCACGTCGTTTGATGCCGCAACCCAGAACTGGCCGTCCAGTGCCGCGTCGTCAGCATCGTCCGTATCGGCAGAGCCCACCGTGAGGGTGGCGAAGGTGGTAGTATCGGCCACAGCCGTGACTGCCATCCACACACTGTCGATCTCGGAGACGAGACCGTTGGTACCGTATGCACCGGTGAGGTCAACGTCGGCATCGAAGACGAGATAAACGAAATCACCAATCTTGAGGCCGTGTGCGGCCTCGGAGGTGAAGATGTTCTCTGCGCCGGTTGCGTCAACGTCGAACTCGGTGGCTGCTACACGGTTAGAGGTCGCCATGTTGTCTTCGCGGGTAGATCCACCAGTTGCAGCGCGCTCAGTAAAGCGCACGACCTCGTTCGGCTTAGCCGAGCGGGCGGGCACCCGGAGAGTTGCAAGCTGCGTCTGGCCGACCAACGTATTGAAGGTTTTGCCAACGTGGTTGTACTCAAGCTCGTACTGCTGCGCCACCGCAGGAATAGAACCGAGGTTGTAGTACGCGTTGTCAACGAGCGAGATCCCAGAGGTCTCATGCCCAATGACTCTCAGCGCGGGGTCATCAGTCCGCGTCTGAGGGCGCTCGCCGGTCCTGCCGGAGCCAGCGCCATAGGTGCGCAGCCGAGGGCCGCGCTGTGAGGGGGTAAAAGCCATGATCGTTCTCCTTTATTGACGACATGAACCCGCCCGGCTTAGAGGCGGGGATGAGAGGTCGTCAGAGAAATGAATTACGCGGTGTACTTGAGTTCGATAGCGTTCTCAGGACGAATCGTCCCGCCGCCACCCATCATCTTCGTGAGGAAGAGGTAGTCCTGACGCGACACGTCGCGCTCGGCCTCACTCATCACGTTCAGGAGCGTCACCTTGCCCACTGCATCGCCCTGGAAGGCAATACCGCGAGTGAGGGTGAAGTCGCCCTGGTACTTGGACTCATCATCAGCATCGAGGTTCTCACCCATGGGGATGAGGTTCGAGCGCCAGATGTTCCAACCGTTGAAGACCAGCGGGCGCTGGAAATCGGGAGTGGTTGCTTCAAACTGACCGGGGTTCGGGTTCGGGCCAGCGATGCCCATCTGATCCTGGAACAGGGGGTGCTGTCCAGCAGCGATAGCAGTCGCATCACGGGGGCTGCCCCAGCGGGCCATCGCATGCCAACCCTTGACGTCGATAATCAGGTGACGGTTGGCGTAAGGAACGCGCCGTTCATCGAACTTCTCAGTGAAGAGGTCGAGAGCATCGAGGGACGCACCGATGGAGGCGTCATCCGGGGCCGTCGCCATCGTGGGACGGAACGTGTTGATCTTGTACGCGGTACCGGCGAGGTCGTAGCCACCACCGGGGAACACTGAGTTGCTGCCGCCGTACATGGTCGTCTCAGTCTCGCGGCTCGCATTGATGAGCAGCCGCAGGCTGTAGCGGTCATCCGCCTCAGCAAGAGCAAGACCCGCCTGACGGGCCATCTCGGAACGGACCTCAAAGTGGGCCATCATTTCGTCAATGTCGTCGATGCGGAAGTGGGAAACCAGCGGCCTCTCGTCGAGGGTGATGCTGATCTGAGTCTGCTCAGCGTCGAGGCCAAGCAGCTTCGTCCCGATAGCGTGACGCTCAGCGCCGATACCACCGAGGCGGGGGAAACGGGCGGTGTTACCGCTCGTGATTGTACGCCGCTGGAGGAACTTGGAAGCCGTCAGGTACTCGTCGTACCGCTTCAGCACCTCGCCACCGAAGACCGGCAGATACAGGTCGTCATAGGCAGGGCTGGTGAGAGCTTCATTCCGTCCAAAGCGCAGGTCGTTAGCAACAGAAGCCATAATTCTGATACCTTTGGTTTAGGAACCATTGTGAAAGGGGTTCTAAAGCGTTGAGTTATCCGTTAGGGCTCGGGCGCTAACACTCAGGGGTTAGTGGCTGGGATCTATGAGCCATACACACTAGACTGAGGGAACAAAGCACGCACTGGCCGCTAAGCCAACACGCGCAACCGGCTAGTATACTATGCCGGGAGGTTATTTCTTGATTGTCTGCGACGAGCTAGCCGCGCAGCGCAACCGGACATGCTCCTGCCAGTCGGGATCGTACTGATACCGCTTGTCATTCATGTCTGCGAACATCTCCTTCTCGTTAGCGTACTGCTTGATGATCGTCGCACCGGGCGCAAGCCCTGCACTGGGGTCACCAGCCGTGCTAACCAGCGTACCGGGCTTGGCAGCCTTGTACGCCTCGAACAGGCCCTTCAACGTGGTCTCAGCCAGCGGTCCTTCGAGGGCCTGAGCCAGCGTCATGCGCTCAGCCTCGTTGAACTGCCCGCGCGCCCACTCAAGGAGACCCTTGAGGTTCTCAACGCCGCCGACGATATCGGAAGCCTTGGACATCTGGGCCTGAGCCTTCATCTTCTGGCCCTCGATAGCTGCATTGACCAGATCCGTGGGGATACCGGCCTCATTCAGCTTACCGAGCGTCTCGGCGCTCAACTCACCCTTCTCACTGATCTCGGCACGCACCGCTGTCCAGTCCAGAACCACATCCGGTTCTTTTTTGGTCAGGATATCGCCAATCGTATCGGTTGTGGGCTCCGTAGGGACCACGGGTGCTACCGGGGCGACAGGTGTAGGGTCCGGGACCACGGGTGTGGGCTCTCCACCCAGCTTGGCACGCTCAAGGTTGACGTACGCCTGTGTCAGCGCCTCAACATTCGTCGTGCCGTCGTCGTTCTTGAACTTGAGCGGGACGATGCCTTCGCCCGCCGCAATCACACTCTCCGCCATGATCTGACCACGACCCTCAGCCGTATCAAGATCAGGTTTGTTCTCTTCTGTCATTACTCAGCTCCTTGGGGGAGGGGCTGTTGCTGCTGCTGTCCTTGCTGTGCCTGCGCCTGCATGCCCTGTTGGGCAGCCATCTGCGCCTGCTGCATGGCCATAGCCTGTGCCTGTGCGGCAGCCTTCTCTTGGGCAAGTCCTTCCTTGGTCTTTACACGACCCTTAGTCGTAAGACCGAGGCTCTGCCACCAGTCCCTCGCAATTTCTGTCCACTCGAATACCTCCAACGCCTGTGGCGGGAGGTTACGCATGCGCTCCATAGCTCCATCGAGCTTTTCGCGCTCTGCTTCTCTATTTAGGATCTCAAGCCCGGCTCTCATACGGAGGGCGATGACACCACCAGCGGTCTCAATCTCCTTCACGATGAACTCAGGCAACAGGCCCTTCTTGAACAGGATGTGAACGGTTCGTCGGATCACTGGCTCTTGGATCTCTCGCGCAGCCATGCTTAGCACGCCGCCAAGCTGGCCCTCTAGCTCCTGTGCGATCAGGCTTACCTGACGGGCAGTCACACGCTCAGCCTGGGGCTGTGCTGCACTGTTCATCAGGAACCGGCGACCAATCTTCTGCTCGTAGTATGTCACGGCAGCGAGGGTCGTCTGGATCTGGGCCGCATTCTGGAACTGGATCGGGAACACGTCGTTAGGCATGGCAGGAACATAGTCCCCGTTCATGCTATCGAGCAAGTCCTGCATCTCAGTGAATCCGTTGGGGTTCACTCCCCATCTGTACTCTGCGTTGAGCGCAGCTCCATCAATGAGCGCCTTCGAGAGCCCATCGAGGCAGCGAATATCGCCAAAGCTATCTTCAACGTGAGAGATGCCATATGCTTCACCGGCAACGCCGGTCCATCGCAAGGGCATCCACGGTGAAACCTCTTCGACAACCGCTTTATCAACCCACTCATCCCGCCACTCTTGGCGGATCTCCACTGTACCATCAGGTCGCTTGATGACCTTGGTGAACAGCGGCTCAAACTTTTGGAAGGCACTCCACGCTGGTGCCTGGGCATCGGCTGCACTTTGGCCTCCAGTCGGCAGTTCTGGGTGAAGACGCGGATCGACGTACTCCTTGACGAGGATCTCTCTCCAGTCTCCCTCATGCTCACGCACCATAACGTACTGGTCAGCACGAAAGACGCGGAAGGTCATGTCATCACTCATATACAGCAAGCAATCACCCACAGCCAGCAGGTGACGATAGATCAACTGCGTAGCCGACCGTAGGTTGGTCGGTGCAAGCTGGTCCATGATGAATTGCTCGAACAGGTAGAACTGTTCGTCCATATCAGAGGTATCCTCACCCTCCGGGTTGTGTGCAGTACGCACAATCAGCTCGAACACTGACTGACCCGTGAGCGGGAACACGACAGACATGATACGGCTAGCCAAGGCGTTGATGCCCTCGGCTGGCACGTTAGAATAGGGCACCTCCAGCGCTGAGCTGAAGGTCTTGCCCTCGTACGGTAGAAGTGATGGAATCGTAAGGGAACAATGTTCACGCTTACGGTCGAGGCCACTATGCCTCTCCGAATCAAGGCCGTCCCACTGCTCGCGGCAGTTGGTCCAACCTGATGTGGGGTCGTCGGCGTTCATTGTTGTTCCTTAGAATCTAGAAATGATTTGACGTCGCCACTGTGGGGCGTCACTCCGCGCCGAACGCGCGAAGGTGCCACTGGTGGTGGTAATCCCAGACTGGCGATGGTACTCGATTTCCCGTGGGTCGAACGACAGGCTCTTGAGCATGTCTGCGATGGCCTTGAAGCTGACCTGTGATTGTTTCACAGCCTTGCGCTTCGGCACCTTCTGCAGTTTCTCGAACCTGCCGCCGACCGTCCTCTGGTCACCCGCACGGTCAAGGTCTTGACCGCTCGTTTGTGCTATCTGCTCATACAGGCTTGCTGCCCGTGCCCGTGCTGCCACTCGCTCCGCGTTCTGTCGGCGGATTTGGCCTTCCTTTGGGTGAGGCACCCGCTGCTGGCCAGCGAGGCGCGCTTGCTTGGCTTGTTTCTCGAACTCTGCCATGGTTCTTTCTATCCTGCGCCGCATAGACGGCAGTTAGTTGTTTCACAACTGCCCTCATACCGTGCGCGGTAGCTAGAACTTTGAGAGCGTCTTCCGCAGTGGTCTGCGGTTCCATTTGGAATCGTTGTATGATCTCTTCGACCCACTCATTCACTGCGAGTAGGACTGTCTTGCTCACTGTGGGCCAGTTTTGGTTGTCCAGCAGCTTCGACGATTTCTCTGATGATGGCATCAGGTGTCTCTCCTTTGATCTCCATGCCCATGTTACGCAGCACCAGGATGGTAGGCCCGGTGCAATTCCATGCCCGCCTCGGCCACAGGTGCAGGTGCCTAAGCACCGTGCGTAGTGGCTGGCTCTTAGTCTTGGTCATGGTGTCGCTGGCCCTCAGCATGCCAACCCAATCGAAGTCATTGTCCCCGTCAAGGGACTCGATATCGAAGTTGGCCCACAGGCGTGGGTACTGGAGGGCCTCAGACAGCCATTCCCTTGCGAGGTACAGCTTGCCGTGCCCTCGGATGGGCTGGTCCCAGATGTGGTCACCCACTTGGATGACCATGTGCGTGTAGGTCAGACCCGCCCTCACGGCCCACCATGGGGTCATGCCAGCCGCCGCCCCAAAGCAGTGGATGGTGAAGGCGAAAACAGGATGGGTACTTTCTGGAGTAAGGCCCGATAATCGGTCTCTTTTACCCATCATCCCCACTCACCCTAGGCTCCCAAGGGATAACTTGCCTAAGTTCGCTATCCCAGTCACATGCCCTAAGTATCCTAGCACACCTAGCTTGCGCAATCGCCTGGTCCCGGGTGTAGTCGGCCTCCTTGTAGGCACGCAGTACGATGTTGTCCATGTTCACGCCGAGCAGCGGATCACCGTCGTACTCAAGGATCTTCTCGGCCTTCTTCGGGCCGACACCCTTGATACCGCCGTAGCCATCGGTGCTGTCACCGCCGAGCCACTGCATGTAGAACGTGTGGTCTGCCTCCTCTTCAGTGATGAAGATCGGGAAGTCCTGCTTGTGTGGGTTCAGGTGCCAGCCTGGAATCTGAACCATGTCCTTGTCAACGCTCACGATCACCGTGTTCGGTGTCTTGCCGTTGGTCTGAGCGATACCCATCACGTCGTCTGCCTCAAGGTTGGGCATGTA